CAAGGGAGCAGAAAGGAGGATAAGATATGGCTATATCCATTCCAACCTCAGCTGTCATATGTGTCCAAAATCCAGAATATATTCTAGACGAGGAAGATCACAGCGTAAAGAGGTACCCATATATTGGGTACGGAAGTAGTCAAAAGGTAGAGGTACCTTCTTTCTTCGACGAGAAACCCTCGTTGTGGGAAGGAAATGACGTATGTCACATTAAACCACTGACCTTATCTGCGAAAGCAGCAGACGCAAATCTTGATGTGCTCCTTCCCGGGATTTATAAAAAATCACGGAGTACGGAGACGGTATACGCCCAAGCCCTCATTTTATTTGAGGATCTAGGTGTTACTAATCATGTCATTTGTAGTGTCTCGCAAGGTTATGATGGTCGTGCCACTGCTTATAGCGTTACGCATGAGCAGTACGTCCTTGACCCGAAGTCGTCGCATTCACTTCCTGAGTATTATACTAATGCTCGTGGATATGCTGTAGGGTATATCTTCAGCGATGGTAGCGTATCCCAGTCTTATAATGTAAGATATGGGTACCCTACGGATGCGATTCAACTTCTTAGTAGCTATGTGAACATATATCGTTCAGAACATGGATATACGAGTGCGTATTATTACTCACTTGCGTATGATTTTGCAAATTATATTGCAGATCATATTCAACGGACGCCAGTGACCTATAATCCTAGGAATCTAGCGTCTTATGTCCAGTCGCGCATAGTTATTAACTCCTCTTCTATGCCTAGCCCGGATTTACTCTTACTTGACGAGTTTAATCTGACTCGTTACGGATATTCGAGCAAGCCTTATGCTGCTTATCATTTGAAAGCGCTTAGGCAACAGGCATATCTCGATGCTTTGGATAAGGTTCCACAACTCAATGAAAATTCTATCTCAAATGTGATAGAAATAGTAGCTTTCCTCAAAGCTATTATCATTGACCATCGAGTAGAGATCCCAAGGTCACTCCAGTCTGCTTGGTTAGCATACAGGTATTCTTATACCACTACCAAGCTAGATATGGAGGAAGCTGTCGGCTTCGTCTACAGATCTGTAGATAAAGACCTCCTTGGAAAAGGGTTCTCGTGTTACGGCAGAGCCACGGATACGATATCCGGAACTCCTGTTGTAATGAAATGTCACCTGTCGATGAAACAGAAAGAGTTATCTTATTTAGATAGTATCTTTACATCATTGTACAGATATGGGTTAACTCCCTCTTTCTATGTTATATGGGATATGATTCCCTATAGCTTTATTGTCGATTGGTTTATACCAGTTGGTGACATCTTAAACGGGTATGACAAAACCCGTATGTACGATCGTACTTACGACATTACCGATGTTTGGTATTCGCTGAAGTACGAATTTTCTGATAGAGGTACCCTCTATTCGGCGTACACCCGCTGGGGTGAGAGTTCTCCTGCGGAGTTCGAAGGTTACTACACCCTTGAAAACAAGGGCACACCGAGCGATAAGACTATAGGCTTCCGTATCCTCGATACGTTATCCTTAATCTTCGCTTAGCACCAACCGCCGGAAGTCGACCTTCCGGCAGGAAGGAGTTTTTATGTCAAAAACATCGACTTTCGGTTTCACCAATTCTGCTGATTCCAGCAATAAGGTGACGATGAAGAGCTTAGGCTTAACATCAAACTACTCTCTCACTACAGATAATGCTGATGTTGCTACTCTTAACAACAAAACAGCGCCTGTAGACCAGGAAGAAATTATATCCTTCCGGAGTAGAGACATTGGGAGTGTGAATTCTACTCTCAACATTCAGTACCCTTCAAAGGTTAAGTCCGGAGTGGAATACAGTTTGAAGATAGAGGATACTCTATCCACGACTGACAGCTCCGACGCAGATTTTAGGGTTGACGAGCCCATTATCTGTACTGTGACCTTCAGACATCCAAAGTCTGGAAATATTAATGGTACACAGATTGCTACAGTATTCGTTCGTGCTATTTCTGCTCTAATGAAAGCAGATGGCTCATGGAGATTTGATGATCTCATGAGGTCAGCAGAGAGACCTGTAGAAGACTAACCTCAGTTCGTCGCGCGGATTACCGCAGAAAGGATAAGTTATGTATACTTATACAGACTTAGAATGCATGAATTTAAAGGCATGCATGAAGGCGGCATCAAAGGATGCGCCTCAAATGAGTACAGACGCAGAAAACTATGTTGCAGTGAATACACTGTCATACTACGTCTTAATCAACACCTGGCTTCTTCTCATTAGAGATTTCGCTGGACATGCTTGGTCATTTGTCGCTGAAATGATCGATCGTATAGGTTTGATCGGCACCATCGACGTATTCCAAAAGGAAGCCCAAGCTGTAGTCAGAGGGTCAGAGGTAGGTGAGGTAGTGCGGCTTATTAAGGCACACATTACCTTTACGGGCTCTTTTTTCGATGAGTCTAACATTACTCATGATCCTACTGCTGCTCTTCTATTTCTTCTTCGTTATCCGAAGAGGTTCTCCCCAAACGATAATGATCGTATTAAGGAGAAGACGTTGCAAGATTTTCTTGCTACTGAAAATAGGACTAAGCAACTATCGTTACGAGGATATTCTCCCTTCGTTTTGAAGCACGTAAAAGACGTTGTTTCGAAAATGTACGATTGGGAGGCATTGTGTGACTCTATTGAGAAAATAGAACCTACAGATGCTTTATTCTCTAACGGAGTAGGACAAGATTCAGGGTCGTCACTTGGATCTAAGTTGTGTGCAATAGCCAAAGGAAACCATGGAAAAGATTATTTCATGATGCCATTTGGTACAGTCGTGGTCCCGATACCTACTACCCAACGTGAGGGTATTCGGTATTCAGAAGTTATGGCTGTTCCGAAGTCGTATAAGGCTTCGCGTATTATTGCACCGGAAGATACCTACCGCCAGGCTATTGCCAAAAGGGTAGAATATATATTTAGAGCAGCTGATAAGGCTGCTGGTGACAACCGCCAGATATGGCTGGAAGATCAAGGAATTAATCAATCCTTCGCTGAGTTAGGATCGAGAGATGGCAATTTAGCCACTTTAGATGCTAGCCATGCTTCGGATATGATATCGAAGGTCTTATTCAGATCTTTATTCCCGAATCGTTTTGTCTCACTTATTGAGCCTCTACTCGACACCCATGTTAAGGTGAAGGGTAAGCTAAGTCTGATGCATATGCTGAGTACATCTGGTCACAGTCTAACTTTTAGATTGGAGACTATAGTGTACAAAGCAATTGCTCAAGCTGCAGCAGAATTTGTCGACTCTCTAACTGGAGAGACGCGAGCTTTCGCATGGGCATACGGTGACGATGTCATTGTTAACTCAGAAGCGGCGGAAACTGCTGCAGAGTGGTACTATTCTCTTGGTCTTATGATCAATGAGGATAAATCATTCTGGTCGAAAGACCATTTGTATCGAGAGAGCTGCGGAAAGGAGTATTACAGGGGAATCGATATATCCACTGTAACATTCCCTAGATTTCCAATTATTGGATCTCTTACGCCTAAGGTGACTCTGTCTTCCAGAGCCTTCAATGATGAGTATAGAGGGAAAATTGATTCCTCTTTAACAATGCTCATCTCCTTAGAGAAAAAGCTGTTTCCCTATTCTAGGGACGCTGCTTATCTAGTCTTAGAGATACTTAAGGCGGCCGACAGGAAGCTGACTACTTCTTTGCCTGGCACCGATAGTACCGACCCTTGGGGTTACATAGATACTGGAAAACCAGTAGTGCTCCATGCTTACGAGATCGTTGATTGTCATTGCTACAATCACTTGGGGTTCACTGTGGATAAGAGTCGAAGGCTCTTCCGCATGGATTTACCATACGATCAGGCTGATCGCGAGGAGCTTAGTAGACTTGCTAACTTAGACAAGTATCATTCTTGTCCTACAGTTCAGTATGTCGAACAGCAAGGTACTAAAGATGAATCGCTGCGAAGAAAGGTGTACGAACTATATCGTTACCAAAACTTCTTACAGCATGGCCCGAAGTACGATTCTGAATTGGATCGTCTTCTAAGGGTTTCATCGAAGCCTCTGTCCTATGCCGAGTTTTACGGCAGAAAGACTTTGGTTATGACATATACCAGATAATCATCTGATATTATGTTACTTGGTCACTGACCAAGGGTGTATAAGGGTAGGAGTATGTCCTTCAGCCGGATATTACTAGCTGGG